TAACTGCTTCCTGTCCACTCTCATCGTCGGATTCAGCAGGCTCGACCTCAGTCGCCTCTACTTCTTCTTCCGGAGCTAGACGCAGATGCTGGATGTTAAATTCGGCTAAATTTTCACTCGTTACAACGTTTTGAGCCTGCTTCGGCTCTTGCACTTCAGACATGAGTTGCCTCAAGATTTTGACCCGCTGCAATCCAACGGTAGATTAAAATAAATATACTCTTAGTAAATCATTGCTGCAAGAATGGGCTACCACCCTGCGATATGTCTTGTGCGGCAAACTGGGCGTATTGATTCTGTTCCATGTTCCGGCGCTCAATCTCTGCCGTTAGCCTGCTCGTATCCATGTGATGTAACAACAGTTGCACAATCGCATCAATCTCGGTCTTGTTCTGCGAGGTAATGGCGCGGGTGTTTTGGTCGTTGACCTTTACTTCTGCCATCGTCTCGGTATTGTGGGCTTTGCTAGTCACTTCCATCAACTTACGTTTAGTCGCCCCATCTTCACGGATTTGGGCAACCTGACCACGGTTGTTGATCTCAAGCTGCATAGCCTGTAACTGTTGTTGCTGCTGCTCAATGACTTGTTTGCTCTGCGCCAGTTGCATCTGCACCTGCGGCGGGATCGGGCTTTTCTCGTCAATCTGCGCCAGCGGGTTAGATGCTGCCAGCCGGTCGGCAATAATGTCTGCGCCCGGGAAATCCATGTTACGGAACACCAAGTCACCGGCAATCTTGAACAGTTCATCTTTAGCCATGAGAGGCATCATCGCCTCAACTGCTTGGATGCGCTTAGACTGATAGCCCGGGCCGGTATCCATCACAATATCGTATTCGCCCACGGTCACGTCATTGAGGATTGCACCCACAGCGTCGCGTTGGTTGATCGTCACCATGTCCGGCTGACCATCATCGCCAATGATCCGCATGACGCGCTCTGCGTCGTAAATCTTCGGGATTAGGTCAAGGATGATTTTGCCGGTGTGTTTGATCGAACGGGTCAGGTTGTCGTAGAAATGATAATTGCTGAGATCAATCTGCTGCTGCTGACCGTTCAACGCCTTGCCGGAAATATTGCCGGTGGGCATTTGGTTCGGATCAAAGATGCCGAGAACCGCTTGCAGGTCGCCATTGATTGACGATGCTGCTTCCATAATGCCGGTTGGCGGTGCTTCGGGTTGCAGTCGAGTCGGTTGCGGTGCTACGCGCCCTTCAATGTCTGTCTGCTTGTACCGCAGGACTGGTGCTGACTTGATGTTAGCCTGCGCCCATTCGTTCTCGTGACCTTCGTCTTGACCTTCAGCCAACAACCATTTAGCTTTGGGTGCGAGGGCGATGCTTTCAGTCTGACTGGTGCGCCAAAAGTTATACATCCGCTGCGGGTCTTTAGCGTGACGTACTAGACCAAACTTCTTGCGCTTGTCCTCAACGGTAAGTTGTGCGCCGTAGGTCGGGATGATGGGGATGTAATTACCCATCCACTCACCTTCCTCTAGCACCTGCATACCCGTAACTTTGCACCACTTAATGACCTTTTTATAGGTCTTGCGCTCGCTAACGATAGTCACGCCAGCCGCCAACATCATGTCGGCATCCGGCAAGTCCTCTTTGTATAGCTTCGTGCCATCAGAAAGTAAGACTAGCGTCGTTGCCTTGCGCTCAGTGTGGAAGTATTCCGCGATGCGGATATCTTCCTTCATCACCCATTCAGCACTCGAATCGCCCGTAGCACGCAAAGTAAAGCCCGACCCATCATCGGCATCGGGATACATCTCGCGGAACGTTGCTTTAGGGATCACCTCAGTTACCAAGCATTGCTCGGCATCTGAACCATCCGGCTCGACAGAGTTCGGATCGAAGTAAACGGTAAACGGGTTATGGATCGGACGAATATAGATTTCCTGATCGAACGAATCTTCCCGAACATAATCAGTCTCTACTCGCCAGTAACCCCAGCCCATCCTGACAGCGTAATCGAAAGCGTTATCGTAGGCAGTATCAGCATTGGAGTTGACCTCAATATGCCGTGTGATGCCTTCTAAGACCTTGGCTATCTTTAGGTCAGCTTCGTTGTTGACGGGGTGAACCTTGATGCGTGGGCGTTGCTGCCGCTGCTGGTTTGTAACCTGCCGCACATAGCTGTCGACTTTGTTGATCGTCAGGCAAGGTCGCGCCTCAAGGTTGCGACTGTTCTGAATTTCAACAGGCCATTGATCGCCTGCTGCAAACTTCAAATCTTCAAGAGCCTCCATCCGATTGTTTGAATCGGCATCAGAGGCCAGCCGCAAAAACTTCATCGCGGCATCTATTCTTGGGTCATCTTCTTGATAAGGCATGGCTTAGTCTATCCCATCCAGTTCGCGCCTACAACAAAGGTATTTTGCTGCGGCTTTGCGCGGCGTGGCTCTTTGACCATCAACGCGATGTATCTAAAGGCATCCGCGCCGTGTGAGTAGTGATCGTGTAACGGTTGTTTACTAAACTGCCCGGTGTTGGGATCGACTTCGTAGCGGTAGTGCCGCAAGCAGTCAATGCCTTCCTTGGTGTTTTCGCGGTCAAACCAACAGGCAGGGAAGATCGTCCGGGCAGCGTTGATGCTGTCCACGATGGGCACACGCGGTAAGATTTGTGTCTTGTACCCTGCGCCCCTGACAATTTCCTCAATGCTCTTACCATTGGCGGCTAAAGTTTTGTTTTCAGCGTCGTGCGGTAGCCACAGCGTGTCGTACACGTAGCCGAAGGTTTGCATCTTGGACAGGTAGTAGCTAATGGTTTGCTGACTATCCTCAAAGTACCGTAGCAGACGGGTTTCCATGCCAACGTACTGCAAGAACCATATCGCGGTGCTATCTGACCAGCCAAGATCAAACACCGCATGAACAGGCTTGGCGGGATCGTAAACAACATTTGTGATCCGCTGCTGAAGTTCAGCCATCTGCATCTCGCGGGCAAAGATCGCTCCGTCTACCGTCTGCCTGCAAACACCTTCCCACACGGTGTTATAGGAATCCGTGTCCCGGTTCTTGAGGGATTCGCGCTCAAGGTTCAGCGTTTCAGGAAACCAAGGGTTATCGCTCCAGTTAACTTTTGTGACTATCGAGTCGTTCGGCGGCTTGACTACAAAGCGCTGATAAGTCTCGTCTGTCTCTAGTTCCGGGTTGAAGCTGATCCATATCTCCGAGCCTTCCTTGCGGATGGTCGGGATCAGGACGTTCCACGAAAGTTTGCTTACGTTCGCAGCTTCCTCAACCCAGCAGATATCTACGCCCTCGAACGACTTAATGTTTGTTACATTGTTCTTTAGGCCGCTGAAGAAGAACTCTGTGCCGTTCTGTGCCCGGATACTGGCTTGGGTGATCTCGTAAAACCCCATGAGGCCAAGGCTCTCAATCTGATCGCACAGCAGCTTGTGGACTGAATCCTTCAAGCTGGTCTGAAACTCACGGGCACACAGGATACGCAGCGGCTTCCTCGCGCCAAGGATCAGCAGCGCCCTAGCAATGCCCCAACTCTTAGCACCGCCTCGCCCGCCATATAAAATTCGATAACGAGCCTTTTCCGGCTTAAACAAGCATTCCAGCTTTGCCGGAAACTGTGCCTTGCTTATCGCTTCAGCGACATCCGTCATTCGGGCTTAACGAACGTAACCACGATGCCGGACAACAGAGGCGAGCCGTCGGCATTCTCCAGCGCTTGCAGAGCCTTGCCGTCCACTCGGTCGATGATCTCCTTAATCGCCCAAGATTCACCGTTTTCAGCTTCGGAAATCAGCTTTTCAGCGATGGAATGCAATCTATGCGGTTCTTGGATAAGGATTTTTCGCAGCTTGTCGTAGAACAATCTCTGCCTTGCAGCATTTTGATTGCCTAGTGGCGCTCCACGTCCCTTTGTCTCAATTTCCATAGTCTTGATCTAATTAAGTTTTGTTGACAATAATCGTCACTTAGTTTTGGCTAAATTTTTGATTTTTGTGCGCTCTTGAGCCAATAAATCAGGTGCTGCTACGCCCATTGCTGCGGCTATTGCGGCGTTTCTACGGAACGGGTCAAAGGCGGCAAATCGGGAGCGTACCTGTTCCGGTACAAACGGAATAATTACATCTTGCGGTGTGCCGCTACCACCTTTTCCGCTTTTATCTATGATGCCGTTGTAACCAATCTTTTTTAGCGCTTCGGTAACTTTGTCAGGAATTGAAGTCCACACGTAAGAATTGTTACCTGCGGCTAGATCATCCTCTAACGTCTTAACCCATTCTTTAGGCGTGTATCGGGTGTTTTTGTCCCATTGATCTGCGCCATAGGCTTTTGTTCTGCTCCTGTCGTTCTTGAATTGTTCCTTCAAAAACGGCACAACTTTGTCTTGTAGTTCAGCTACGTTGGTTGTAGTCAACGGGTTGGAAATCATTGCCTTACCTAGCATTACACCTTTGGCAGAACTCCAAGGCGCGTTTGTTTGGCTAATTTCATAAGGAAAACCAGCCAATTTGTAAATATCAGCTAATTTTTCTTCTTGATTGTAAAGCGTGCCCGATTCTGCCCATATTTGTTTCAAAGCCGCTAATGGGTTGCCTTTAGATTCTCTGTTGAGATAGTGATTCCACGTATCTTCGCCCACATTCATAGCGTTAACTCCCGGCGGGTGCAGAGTCAATGGCCCTTCAGCTTGGTCAAAGTTTTGATAACCAACACGTTTAGCTTTATCAAGAATTTCGGTTTTTTTATCTTGCGGCAATAAATGCCACACGCTTTCTACAGATCGCGGCACACTTCCACGTTGTCCCATTGCTTGCGGGAAAACTTGAAAATAGTTAGCCATTTCGCCCGTGTCCATAGCCGACAATGATGTATCGGCTTTGCTCGTTGCGTATTTTGATGCAAGTTCCGGTGAATTTGTGCCATAAGGCATAGGCCCGGACGTAGCTTTGCGCGGGTCTAAATTCTTTTTTGCTAACAGCCGATCCAGCCTTTCCGTTCCATGCAGCCAGTCAACCGCACCCATCGCCGCTGCTCGTTGCTCTGACGTGTTGTTAAGCGGCAATCCTAGGCCACCTTGCTCTACAGGCAACGCTCCCCGTTCTTGGGCTAGGCGCAATGCAGCATCTTGCGGCGCACTGAATGCGCGTTTTATCGGCGCAGCTAACGATGCGGCTTCCATCGCCCTATCAACATTTCTTTGCTGCACATCTTCGGGCACGCCAAAGACCGACCCACGCCCTAACCTAACTCGGGCTAAGTCTGAGATTGAATTTGTCGGCTCGGCAGTGCCGTAAGTCTGCCCTGCGCCCAATGCCCGAAGCGCATCCATGACGCGCCCCGGTATCCTTGCTGCCTGCTGTGCATAAGTCGGCGGCGCTGCCGTTGCCATCTCCGACACCGGCGTGCCTTCGTACTGTCTCGGACTTAAAGCATCAGCAATTCTTGGCATGATTAAGTTTTATTACGTTTCGAGATGGCTTTAGCTTTAGCCTTGGCATCTTCTTTACTTGACGCGCCCCATGCAGTCAGAGCCAGCGCCAATCGTGTCGGCTTGCCCTGCTTTTCCATCGGGCCGGGCATATTGCCCATCCTTGCAAGGAAAGACGCTCTGCGCGGGTTGTCTCCAGCCTTAACGGGAGGTTTCAACGTCCCCCCAGTCTCAGCGTGGTAGCTTGCCCGCCCCTTTTCATTCAGCCCGCCAGCAGGGTTTTTGCCAGCTTTCTTAGTCCACGCAGCAGTCATTTTTTCTTTGCCGCCTTCTTGACGGAGTAAGCAATCGCTACCGCCTGCTTGGGCGGCTTGCCAGCGGCAATCTCCGTCTTGATGTTTTTCTGCAAAGCAGCCTTGCTAGTGGACTTTTTCAACATTAGCTTGCGCCGTGAATGATTGCAAAATTGATGATGACTGCTTCGCTGTATGAAGTCGAGGCGGTCAGGTTACGCAGCGTAATCAGAGCCGAACCAGCAGCTAGATACGAAACGTAAGTAGTGTAAGCACCCAAAGCGCTACCAGTTGTGTTACTAGAAACGCAAACGATTATAGTGTCGTTAGCGGAAATGAGGCTATTGGTCAGAATGAACGACACAGCGGTAGCACCAGCCAGCGCAGCGTTGTTCATCGTGATGCGACCGGCAGACTTGTTCAAAGTCACACCAGTGCTTTTGTCGGTTGCCTGAGTAACCGCGCCCTGTCCAGCAGTAGAATAACCAATCTCTGCCGAGGCATAGCAGGTCGTAAATTCGGGGTCTTGGTAAGCCACACCAGTTGCGACGGAATTGCTCATTTTAATTCCTTTCGTTAAGTTTCTTCTACAAACGCGACATCCTTCCAAGACATCAAAAGGTATCGCACGTCATCTTCAAAATACTCTGAGTAACGCAGGTAATCGTCGGCACTAGATTTGCCATACGTGCCAAAAAACACCTTGTCGCCCACCTTTAACGGCATCGGGTCTTGCTTGCCGTTATCGTACTTTTGCCCATCACCAACAGCCACCACTACTCCACGGCTGTCGGCTTCGTTATCCATTACCTGAATCACATCTGACTTAATGCGTGCTTCAGGCAATACTAGAATCTTGTCTTGCAGCGGTCGGAAGTTCATACGACCACCTCTAATACAGGCTCGACCTTACGCGGGCGACCCGGCTTGCGCTTTTCTTCCTGCCCCCACCATTCGCCACACCACTCTACGCGGTGCTTGTTGTAACTTTGAGGAAAACGGCGGCATTGCCCCATCACCTCATTGCCTGACAAAAAGTACGTGCAGGTGCTACAGTTGTATACAGCCATCAATGCTCCTTCATTGTGTGGTTAGAATCTCTGAGACTGTTCAGAGTCTCAGGGATTCGCTTACTTCTGTTTGTATTCGGTGCGCTCGTGCGTGTAGCAAACGCCAGCAGTACGACCAGTGTCATAAGTCTTGTCTGCGCCGGTCATGTCTTTTTTGCCCATTCCTACACCGCCACGCATCGGTTCTTTCTGTTCGCCACTTGCGTCAGCTTTAGCAACGCCAGCGGGTGCTTTTGCGGAAGTTCCGTATTTCATGTGATTCTCCTATGACAGAGTGAGTTTATACAACGTGGTATTGATAAGATCAGCTATTTCGTCAACGATGTTCTGAAGTTCACTATCTTGCGGCAACAACTCTCGGGCCTCGCCCACAAAGTCTTTCATAGCAGTCATGTACTGCATAGCATCTGTCGCTACGTGATAGTCCTCGCCGTAGCCTTTGATGCGACCATACTTGCCCTGATACGCCTCGGCAAACTGGTCGGTGGTTTCGATGATCTCTTTGTAGTATTCGCCAAGTGCGACGTGCTTGGCATAGCTACCCGGCCCTTCTGCGGCAAGGTGCATGAGATGGGCGTTCGTCCCGCTGTGCAGGAGGACTAAGACGAAATCAGCGACATCTTTATCCATAACTCACCCAAAAAAATCGAGGCAGAATAGCGCCTGTGACACCAACCTCGATAGACCGCCCGAAGGAGGGGAGGCGGTACAGGCTACACACTAGCAGAAAACTTTAAATCTGTCTCAGCCATTCTAGCAGCTTGATTCTGCATGACTAGCACTAGATTTTCTACCCCGGCTTCATCCCTCACCACAGACCAGCAGCCCGTCCACTTCTCTGCCCAATCTTCCTGTAACAAATTTTGTTTCCCTTTGGGTTGCTTGACCTCGACCAACCAAGTGACACCTTGCTTTGCCACTAACAGATCAGGCACACCCCGTCCCATCGCGGCTAGGGACAGAACAGAACAACCTCGCGCCCGGAAATGCTCGACGATCAGGGAATGGTTACTATCGACTTTCGCTGCTCTACGCATTCAACAAATCTTTCGTCTTATGTAACAATTCTTGCTCTGTCCCGTAACGCTTCTCAAACTCACGCCGCCACGGATGCCTGCTCACATACTCGGGATTGTTGCGACCGCTGCGATGATGAGTGGGACACAGGCATATCACAAACATTTCACCCGCCCGTTTGCTGCCACTCAGGACGTGATGGATATCGCCGTCGGAATGTTCCCCGTGAAACAATCGGCAAACAATACAGCCCAAATCCCTCACCTTGGCGTGCCACTCTTGCTCAAGTTTTGTCAACGTCTACCCCTAACGCGACCGAAGCATGATTGAGCCAGTCTAGCCATTCACTAAACTTTTCTCGTTCGTATTCGCTAGTTCGTCTGCCTAGCATCACGATGCCCCCATAAAGCCCCGGAGCGAGTCTAGGCGCGACTTCGCCCTCGTAAGTAGCTGTGAGTATGTCCTTCCAGTCGTTTTCGTGCAGGAACGTCTTTTGACCGTTTATCAGCCATTCTTTCTGTTTTGACCAAGCCTTGAGGATTCGCCATTGCGCCGCGTTTTGTTCAACGGTGCGCTTAGTATTCATAGTTAACCGTTGTTCTGTTGACTTGAAGCACCTTTGCGCCGTTGCGTAGATGAAAGTCTCGCGCCATGTCAGTCTTGGGCGACATAGTGATTACTTTATCTTCCCGATACCTTGCAAGGATAGATCGCACAAGTTTTTGCCCGCAACCTTTCTTGTAACTCCATATCGAATACAAAATAACTTTCAACCCCAAATCATCGTGCTTGTCACCACGCAATAATTCGCTCTCCGTTTTTGGGATGCTGAATCGGTATGCAAAACACGCGACCGCTTCAATCTTTCCACCTTCTAGCCACATATACACATAACGCCCGGAACTAAGTTTCCGCTGCGGGCTAATCTTTGGGCGCACAGGGTCATCAAACAGGATCGGATCGGGTTCAAGTAATTTGATTAGCATCCGTTCTTCTCCCACTCGGTAAACTCATACGCATAAACAGGCAGCAAGCCAAACAGCCATGTTCCGACCTTTAACCGTTTTAATTTTCTTGTCCATACTTCCGGCTTGTATTGATCGGGCTTGTTGATGATGCGGATAAAGTCATCTTCGTAGTTGTTCATGTGTTCTTATCCCTCAACTTGGCTTCGATGGCTTTGGCAAATTCTTCTAAACCCTCAATTTCGCAAAAACTGCAACTGCAACCATCCACACGAACATGGTTCAGCCGGTCAATTTCCTCCTCCGTCAGCCCAACCCACTCGCGCTGTGGTGGTGGGGTGGTGTAGAGAGGAATGTTACGCAAACCATTGCCGTCAACAACACTTGCGGAAAGAACATCCCCGTACTCATCCATCCACGCCACCGGCTTTTGCTCCGACTTGGAATGTGGTGCAGTGACTTCTACCGGAACAATTTTGTATATAAATTTTTCGGGCCATTTACTATTTTGTGCAGTAGCCGCCAACAATGTTTCTTTCAACGCTTGTTCAGTTTCTTCATAGCTTTCAAACAAAGTTGCTCTGCCGCGCCGCAGTAACATTTCTGAGTCTGTCTCATTCGGATAACCGTAAGACATGGTCTCCGAAGTTTTGTCCTGCGTTGCCTTTGCTTCAATCAAAATGATGTAGCCGATGGTCTTCATTTCCGCACCCATACGCGGCACATACGGCCACTTGCGCCTTTCTTTTGTCCATTGGTGTAAACCAAGTCCATACGTTCCAACTCGCTCATACGCCTAGCTACGGCGTTGTGGTCAAGATCAGTTCTGTCGGCAATGTCATAGATCGTGCCGGGTTGTTCTAACGCTTGCAGGATGATGCCGTGATGCTTGGTGGCTAGGTCTGCTGCCTGATCCGCTGCCATGTGGCTTGTATCAGGATCGGTGTTACGTACACGCGGAAACTGCAAGTTGGGAAACCATTTATCTAGCATCATTTTTTTATCCATTCATAGAAAAGGTTGTTTTCTGTTGCCCTAACTTCAACCACCGAAAACTCAGCCGCAAACGCCCTCACGATTTCGGCTGACATAGGCATTGCTGCTGCCCGTTCTTCTCGCGTCATGTTCTGCACGCGCACTGCTGTTGCTACCCTATCCTGCCACTTCATTCTTTTGCTCTACAGCTTTCCGGGCTTCCATTTCTCGGATATCCATTGCCGCATCTGCTACGCCATGCCAATCAGCTTGGCGCACTTTAAGCATGAGATACGCCTGCATAATTTCAAGATCGGTCATTGTTCTGCCTGTTTGTTTTTCATACCATCAAGAATCGCTTTAATCTTTGCTTTGTTGCGGGCAATTTCCTCCGGCGTTATCTTTGCCTCCAACATGATCGGCGGTGTCCAATGTGACCGGCACAATTCCACAAACTGAGGCAACGTCGGCGGTTCAAGCGGCAGGCTGTCCAAAGCCCGCTTGATCGTGTCAGGACGCTGATTTGCCAGCTTCTCAGCCCATATCTGCATAGCATTAACTATCCCCACATCCTCGCCATCAACTACCTGTCCCGCCATCCACATCCGTAACCACTTCAATCCGTAATTGGCGTGCATTACCTGAAAGATTTTCTTGATCCACGCATCCGGCAACTTCTCTTTCATGGCGCACACCTCCAAAAATTGATGATCCAGTTCTTGTCAACGATTCGTGATAGCTGCCTTTCTTTTGCAGCCACTCAGCCTTAAATCCCGTCCACCCTCTTGCACACATCTCTTGCAAAGCAGCCTGTAGGGTTAAGCCTGCTTTCTGTGCCTCCCGTTCAATCCCTTGCATAGCCGTTTTTGTGACTGTCGCCCGCTTAGTCTTTCTGAGCGAGAGAAAATCTTTCCATACGGATTCTGATACGCCTTCAGGCGGTGTATTTATTACTGGTGACTGGTGTTTGGTGACTGGTGACTGGTGAGCATTGCCTTCGCTATGCGTTCGCATTGCGTTCGCATTGCCATCGGACTGCGTTGGCACTTTGCTCCAACGAGCGTTTGCACTATGACGGGCCTTGTCTTGCTTCTCCCGAAACCGAGCAATTTCCTGATCGCACCTTTTATTGTGCCAATGCCCACCTTCCAAGAAAAAAAACTCTGCGAGCACCACATCAACAGCTTTTCGTTCCTCGCGGGTGCGGCAACCTATCAACCTTTGTATAGCTGAAACGTCACCCGGCAGCGGGCTTTCCTCGGCATAGTATTTTCGGATCATCCGCAGATATGCGGCATCCTCAAGAAAAGTGAGGTGCGCGGTTGCTTGCGCGTAGTCGCCTAAGTGGTGCTCGTAGTAGTTCATAGCATCCCTAAAAACAAAAACCCTCAAGTGGGGAGGCGGTTGGAAGCCTGCACAAACACAGGTTGCCATCCCCACTAGAGGATTCTTGTGCTTGTGTTCGCGCTTCCAACGCGGCCCGATATTTCTCTCGGACAAACACACAGTAAACGACTTTTTTTTGTTTGTCAACTACTGCTGCGGGACGATCTCTGCCACCATCTGTTTGACGGGGATGTAGTCATTGGGGTTGACCTTCAAAGCACCGCCGGTAATGACTTCGAGTTTGTAGGCAACGCCTTCGGGCATTTGCTTGCGCTTGACCCATTGGCTGATCGCCTGACTGGTGATGCCTAGCGCCTCTGCCAGCTTCCTACGATTGCCGAAATGCGCTTCTGCTTGTTGAACGTTCATATCAATCCTTATAGGTAAAGAAACTTGCAAACAAGCGTAACCTGTGCAAAGCTATCTTGTCAAGCAGCGTGGATTTAGTTAAGAATACTTTACAATTTTCCTTTGCAACAAGTGTTGACTTATGCCAATTAGGTGTGTAAAGTTCGTCTTGTGGTAGCGAATTGACAACAACAACTTTTCGGAGGTTTCCCGATGTTTGATTTCCAAGTAGTTCCTTCCGACTTTGCCTCCACCGAGGTAACTATCGTCGCTCAGTCGGAGCGTGGCTTGCAGTTGTTTGCGGAGCGTTATGGCTTCGCCTGCACTAGCATCAACGTTCGCAAGTCGATTGCTCCCGACGTTGCGGAAAAAATCGAGGCTCTTGGTTACACCATTCAGTAAATCTAAACGGGGGCGCAAGCCCCCACTAATTGACAACAACAGGAGACAACCATGAACCTCTGCAAAAATTGCGCTCATTACAAGAAAAACGCCGACAACATTGAAGCAAGCGAATGCACCCGCAAGCCGCAGTTTTCACCCATCAGCGGGCACGTCTTGCCGACGTTCTGCAACCTTGAACGTAACGCTTGGGGAACGTGCAAACCCGAGGGCGTTCACTTCAAACCACGCGAATCAATAATGACTGAGTCAGAACTAGATCACGAATGGGCGCGACGCATGAGCCGCGGCGAATACGACTACGACATTTTCTGCCGTCGATTGGTGGCTGGATCATGAACGGCGACCGCGCAGTGGCTATCGGTTTCACAATCATCTTTCTACTTATCGTTACGGGAGTGCTGTCGTGATGAATACCATCGAAAAAATCTTATTAACAACTGGTGTTGTATCAATGTCTTTGTATGTTTTTCTTGAAATTTTTTGTTTTGCGAAAGGTTGCTGAAATGAACAAATCAGAAAGCATCACCAACCTAGCCACCGCGCTTGCAATGGCGCAGATGAACATCAAGGGCGCAATCAAAGACAGCGCCAATCCGTTTTTCAAGTCAAAGTATGCTGACCTGTCCTCGGTTGTTGAAGCAATCCGCCCTGCATTTGGTCAGTGCGGACTGAGTTACATTCAGCGGATCGAACCTAGCGACAAAGACGAAGTGCGCGTCGAAACAATCCTGCTCCACGCATCCGGTGAGTGGCTGTCTTGTGGCGTGCTTAACTTGCCAGTTAGCAAGGCAGATGCCCAGGGTTACGGTAGTGCTTTGACTTATGCCCGCAGGTATAGCCTTGCCGCTGCCGCTGGTGTTGCGCCGGAAAATGAGGACGATGACGGCAATGCAGCCACCAAATCAGCGCCCAAGTCAATAGCTGTTTCTGTGTGGGACACCATGCCTGCCGATGAACAAAAATTCTTGTCTGACGTTGCGGAGGAAGTCATTGCTCAAATTAATCTGAACGATATTGAAAGTGCAAAAAAATACATAGACGATCAAAACCTTGATGCTGACGAAAAGACGGCATTGTGGTCACGATTTGATTCCAAACAACGTGCAGCATTGAAGAAAGGTTGATCATGGCTTACATACCGAAACCCGGCTCGTTCACGCTGTTCAAGAACTTGAAAAAAGAGGCAGACAATCACCCCGATTATCGTGGCGATGGCTTGGACATGAACGGCGAGCCTGTGTGGGTTAGTGCATGGATCAGAGAGGGCGCTAAAGGCAAGTTCATGTCTTGCAGTATGCAGCACAAGAACAAGGATCAGCCCAAGCCTAAGAAAGCTGGCAATTTGTCTGACTTGGATAACGACATTCTTTTCTAATGCAGGGGGCGATATGGATACGGATGACGTTGCTGGGTTTTTTGGTATCGCCATGATTGTCTGGGTAATTGCAGCATGGATCACGCATATCGTGGTGTGTTTGAAAACCGCAAGCTGGGGGTTCTTGATTGCTGGCGCAATCTTTTTCCCTGTCGCTTGGGTACATGGAACCGGCTGTTGGTTTGGCTGGTGGTAGATCAACGGGGGAAAGCTGCGGCAAGTACCCTACAAAGGCACACTATGGACGAACAATTCCAGTCTTTAGCCTGTATGCAACTTTTGATGAATGTTGTGTCGCTTGCAGTCATTGATGCTTGTCTAAAACCAATAAAACGTAAAGATTCATCAAGGCACAAAGTTTTTGTTGCGCAAGACAAAGCCATCGACGCAATTATGTTTCTAATGGAACGCGCTGAACATTTTGTCGAACTGATTGGGATGGAAGGATCGCGTTTCAAAAAAGAACTGATCAAAACAACGCGGAAAGATTCAACAAACAATATCACTAAACATCTTACCGACGAACAACGTAGAAACTTTCGATTTAATCATGAGTATTGGACAAAAAATCCCGCACGACGCAGATTTTTACCGGAGGAAGAAGAATGAGATTAGCCGACGCAATACATTGGATGATGAGTTACGACGCTTTGCAGCCTGATTTGATACCCGTCGATAATTGGAGACCACAAGACCCAAGTCGGTACAACGAAGCAAGGAAAAAGTGCATTGCTTACTTGCGGGAACGTAACCTCTACATTCTCGATGGTCACTTCATCCCCACGAAATCAAGTCACACAGACATAACCGTGATCTTCAATCGTGAGAAAAGCAAAAACGGCGACACACTCATACAGGTGGCAAAATGAAAATGCTTTGTCTTGTCTTGCTTCTTACAGGCTGTGCAGCAGATGGTACGTCACTGCTGCTAGTCGATAAGGAAGTGTCTCCCATGTCGCGGATGCAAGTCATTGCAGCAATCAATGAATGCGAAAGTTCCAACACCCGCGCTATGGTCATCACTACAAATCGAAAGGTCAATGGTCACATGATCCCTTCGGTTGTGGAAGTGACCTGCATACCTAAGTTCACCTCACATCTGAAATGAAACCCCGCGCCCGTCAAATCATTGAAGGTATGCAGGAAGTTCTGCGCCTAAATATGGAACTGACCGCCACCAACATCGCCATAATCCTCAACGACGATGCCGGGAATATCACTCGCTATATGACCAGCATGGTACGCGATGGTTTAATTTTGCGAATGGGTTTGCGCCTGCAATACAACGGCAAAACTCGCACCAAGCACATGATGTGGCGCATCAATTACAAGAAAATAAAGGAACTAGAAAATGAGGAAGCAACGACGATGGAGGCTGAAGGAGCATCCGGCTCTATGCTCGAAATGTCAGACAATCAAGCCACAGACAGAATACAGTTTGACAAAATTCAAAACGCTCTCGTCTTGGTGCAAAGAGTGCCACCGAACCCTATGCCGTAATCTTTATAGGAAAAAACATGATCTTCTTTAGTGGCTTGATAATGGCAGCAATCGGCTTTTGCGGTTTTATGTTTGTCTGTAATCCCAAGACAAAACAAACAACGTTTGCAGAGGATGTTTGTGCGTTTGTTCTGTTTGCTGGTCTTTGCATTGCCTTAATCGGCGCTATTCTTTGGGCGGTGCATCATGTTTGACCGCGAATACATCAAGACGCTACAGCCTGATGCGCTTGAGCAGCTTGTCGAGCGCCATCGTAAAAGCGCCATTCAGCAAGGCTTGGTGACCGGCATTTTGTCAGGATTCTTACTCGGACTTTTATTTGGGAAATTACTATGATGGACTACGCTGAAGGCATTATCGAAATTGCGCGACTGCGCCAAAACGCGCACTATGCGCTGCTTGCAAAGGACTGGGCAAAGGCGTGTGATCTAGCGGATGAGATCGTCAAAACCGCCTCATCGCTGAAACTTTTTTGTATTTATCAGATGAAAGACGATGATGGAAAACTATGAACGGTGCAAGGTTTGTGACGTTGCTTTCCGAAAGGGCGATAATGTCATGTGGTGCAAGATCAGATCGTGCCCTAAGACGCAACAGCGTGAACCTACCGAGCAGCAGCTAACCGCTGCCTTCGGTAAGAAAGTTACGCCAGCATAGTGTTAGCAGCTTTTTCGACTGCCTCAACCCGGCTTAACCAACCCTTTAGAAACTTAGATTGTTCGGGATGCCGGGATACTATGCCCTGATAAAAAGCCTCTTTCTGATCCGAGAATCGCTCTAGGATTTGGCTAGGCTGATGATTAGATACCGCAGCTAACGTACCCGCACCGATAGCGCCATCGTCTTTTGTGTCTACCGCACGCTGTAGAAACTTAGCAGCCATGCCTGTTCCGGCGTTCACAGCGAAATCAAATACCGCGTAGTCCACGCCTGCGGGCAAGTCGTCGCACCGGCAGCGATCCCAGTATTGGCGCTTATAGAACGGCTTTACAGCCTCAACCGTTAGCGCGTGCATCTCGCCATCCATGATTGCGCGGCCTAGATACTCGCCCCATGCTATGCGCGTCACACCTAGATTAGTCTCGCCACCTTTGTCGTGCGGATCGTTGACGTAGCCGCCCTCAGACTGGATGACATGAGCGAATGCAGCTTCCCAGTTAGCCTTCATTTCTCAATACGCTCCGTGACTTTGACTGCGGCTAGGATGCCTATAAAGCCACCCACAATGGTTTGAAACGATGGGCCGATAATCTTGAATACATCGTCGTTATTGATGATGCTGTTAGGCATGAATAAGCCAACTAGAAACACACCCACCATTGATATCATGACCAGCGACAGCGTGATGCTGACAAGAATCGTCACGAAACAGATCGTTTTCTCTCTCATTTCTTAACGCTCATAATTTTCTCTAACGTCCTGCCGCCGAAATAAAAGGACATGATTAGCATTCCCCATTGGCCCAACAGTTGCACGTATTCCTTGTTTACCTCGATATCCCATGCTGACATAAGTCCGAACACGGTATAGGTGACAAGGATGAAAATCAATGTGGTCGGTCGGATGTTTTTAGACAGCCACGAATCCGAGGACATATCCGCTTTAAGCCGGTCGGTCAGTTCGTGCTGCTCTGACACGTCAGCATTCAATGCCGCCAGTTCGCCGTTTTGCTGCATTTCTAACAGCTTTAGCTTTGCAGCTTCAGCCGCCGCAGGATCAGGAAATACCTTGTCGAGTATCTTGCTGCCAATGTCTAAGACTGCGCCTAGTGGAAACATAGTTAGCCTCTGTAGTAAATTGCTACAAAAATGATGATGCCGCCAATGCCTAGAACCACAAAGATTCCTGCTGTCATTAGCAGTTCTTCCTGTTCTTGTTTCTTCCTTGCTGCTCGGTCTTTAGCCAGCCTAGCTTTGCGGATTGCTTCTCGATTTTCTGCGTCTTGCTCGCCGCTGATTCTGTCGCGCTCTGCACAGAGTTCGGCATACAAATCCATCTCGCCCTTGAGTGCAAACATATCCCGCAGTTCACGTTCAAACTCGCGCATCTGCTTGCGCTGCATCACAATCGTGAATGCTTGCGACAAGACGCTTTCTTGCGCTGCTGCTTGCTTCGGATCGTCAGATTTAGGCTGAGTCTTTAGTACCTCAACCTCTTTAGCAGCTTTCTCAATCTGCCCTTGAGCCTTGAAAAACTTGCTGAGATCGTCGTAACAATCTTTGATCTCATGCCCAAGGTTGATCGCTTCCTTGACGAAGCCAACGCTAGTCTTAGCTAGTGCAAAGGCTGCTCCAATAGTGATCGGGTCTATCATTCATTTAGCCCCCTGTTTTTGTCACTAAGTGCAGCAACAAAAGAATAATTGCGCCAGCACAGGCAATGCCGATGCTTTCTATGCGTTTAATGCGGAGGATGGTTTCTTTCCAACGCTCCGCGCAGACCGCCTCATGCACAGACAACCGGGTATCCATATCTTCCATGACTACGACTTCATAATGTACGCGAGGGCGTAGTACGGAGGCAGGTTAGCGTTGGTCGCACTGACACCAGTCGATGCGTTAGTCACCGTGACGTTTGCTGTGCCTGATCCCGTTGTGTAAGTAGTCGATGCGCCAGTGGTTTGCAGTGCTGCACCACCGCCTGCATTGATGCTGCCTTGACCTGCAACGTAGCTATGCGTGTGTCCTGCATCCACTGCTGTCGCTGTGTGGGTGTGGCTAACTACCACCGCATCCGTCGAGCCGCCAGTAGCTGCAACCGCATAGGTAGAACCTGCGCCTACAAGGAAACGATTGCGAAGATCGGGAGTGCCGTTAGAACCATCGCACAGGTAATAGCCGGACGGAATCGAGCCAGTAGCGCCCGACCATAAAACAATCACGCCTGATGGCAAGGTTGGCGACGATGCCGGAATAGTGCCTAGAATGCCGTACAAGTTGTCGTAAGTCTGAATCAGCGAACCCGTCGAATCCTTTAGCACAAACTTATAGTTATAGCCGTAGGTCATCCATATCTCAGTGGCAGGGCGACCATCGCTACCGAGAACAATAGGGTTAGCGTTAGCCACGTTGCCGCTGTTGTCGGTATACGTCGCTAGAGGCGTGCTAGAACCTGCTTGATACGTGTAGATCAAGCCACCGGATAGGGGAGTTCCTGCGTTAGTGAGGAACTGAAACCCGTTGCCGATAGGGGATAGGTTGACTGACATAGTTAGTCCTTATTGGTTTTGCTGTTCGTTTTGGATGTTACTTTGTCGCGTTGCCGCAGTGATTGCACCAGCGCCCGCAACTCCCGGCTTGATAAAAGTTTTGATTTCAGTTCTTGGTCTTGCTGTTGGTTCGATAGCTTGTTTAACCAATTCTGCGCCTCTAACAGACTGATTTGCGCCTAGCAATCTTTGCCCTAACGGCGCAATGTATGGAAGTTTTGCAGTAGCAATCATCGAAGCAATATCATTTATTGCGCCTGAGTTCACAACACTTTGAACTAAATTAGCAGCTTGCACCGTTGTGTTTGATCTGTTTATTGCGCTTGCTATTGGCTCAACATATATATTTTCTGCAACACGATTCATTTGTCGCAACGTACTTAATTGTTCTGGCGACAAAAATCGTTTGAGCCTTGCCAATGATTCAGTTTTATCGCCAACAAAATCCCTCATTGTTTCATTTTTAAATAATGCGTTATCTTCACCTTTGTTTCCCATTACTTTTTGTTTAATATGACTTATTACATCGTATTGTAATTGTTGTAATGCTTTAGGATTATGTTCTTGCAAATACTTTTGCATTCTAGAAATTTCATCAACATTACCAGTCAAAATATGTTTTCTAATAAATTTATCCGGTTCTTTGCCATCTAACGCATCTTTTAAAGCTGGGATGCTTTCAATGGTTGTAAACCTTTTGCTTGCTGCTGCCCTTGCTTCTTTTGCCGCAGCGCCAGCTTGACCGGGCAAGTTTGCGCTTGCCTCATTAATTGCGTTTTGTATTGAACGATGAAGGTCACTAAGCGCAGTTAACGTACTTTTTTCTTGCTTGCTTGGATCACGAATTGAGTTAATATTTTTTATTAATGCTTCAGCATCGTCAATGGTAACAAGTTTGTTTTGTTTTCCTCGCAACAATCCTAAAGATTCCATGTTGTTTCTTACACCTTCGGGTATCATGCTGCGTCCAAAATCATGCACTATTCGTGCATAATCTTGTGACAAACCTTGAAGTGATATTGGAATATCTTTGCCAGTTGAGTTTCTATAAGCCGCGTACGCATCACGTACCTTTGCCGCTTCGGATTCGTCAACTTTCAACAACGCACCGCGTAATGTATCGCCGCTAGTCGTTATGTCTTGACCTTTTTTTGCACCAAGTGCATCAAAGTTTTGAAATAATGCTGTGTTTGCTTTTGTCATTACTTCTTGAATTGGCTCGCCAACCCCTTGCAAACCTTTTAGGTTTTGCTCAACAGCATATTGCATTGGGTCACGTGTTACCTGACCACGAAGCATAGGCACAGGCACAGGCAGATTTGATGCTTCTGAGTATCGAACAGCAAAGTTTTTAAATCCTTGCACATCGCCAGTTTTGAGGGCATTTTTGGCTTGGTCTACTAATCCATTAAAAAAAACTGGAGAGACTTTGCTAGGATCAATGCCCGCAGATTGAATGACTTGAATGGCGTTATCTTGGAGTCTTTCGTTAGGGATCATGTTGCCAAAACGCTGTCTAACGGCATCAATGCCTCGACCTAACGTATTGGCAGCAACGTGCAAAGCAGGCCCAAGCAACGCACCGCCAGCCGCGCCTGTAAGCGCTTGATTCAGCTTCTCAGTCTCAAAGGGTACAGTCTCGCTAGTTGCTGGCGTAGTCAACGGGTTTGCAATAGCACCTTGCGCTGCCGCTTTTGTACCAGCCCCAATTATTCCGGTTGCAGGGCCAAATCCCGGCACTAACTTGTTTGCAGGGTTTAATAAGAAACCACCAACCTCACCAATAGTTGTTGCAACAGGATATTGTTCCTCTGCTGGCTTTACTGCTGCCTCGGTCTTTGCTATGTTTTGCGCTGCGTTCTGCGCTATAGCATTGCGCCGTTCTTCAGATAGTCCGGGGAAATATCGTCCCACTAGCTGCTGAATGCCACTCATGCTTTTTGAGATAATTGCACCGGCAGCTAAACCGGCAGCGCCAATTTCACGCACGCCCGGTATGGATTCAATCGTCGATGCGATTGCTTGATTGGATGGACTAGGTGCAACAAACGATGAGACAGGAGCAAACTGCGCTCTAGCAGGCGCGGCAGCAGTCACCGCAGCAGGTGCAGCAGTTGTTTCAGCAACAGGCGCAGCGGTCACAGCAGCAGGATTGACACCTAACGCACCTCTAAGCCCCTCAAGGTTGAAGTCACCCTGTGTCGGCTGTACGCTAACAGTAAAATTTCTTTTCTCTGCTGCCAGCTTTTTAGCTAATGCTTCAGCTTCTGCATCAGTAGCAACAACGTGCCGTTCGATCTCATTTTTTCCAGCAGTTTTAACACCTAGCGCTTTTCCTAGACCGGAGATGTCAAATTCATCAGCCATGATTAACGCGCTCCTGCAAGGGTGTTGTATCTTCCCAAGTCACCATCAACCAATGCCTTATAGCGCTCTAACTGACCAAACAATTTTTGCTGTTCGGGAACGGTTACCTTGTTTGCTGCCGTCCATTTTTTTAGCCCATCTGTGCTGCCGCCTTGATAAGCATTCAGCATCATCATTGCTTTCATATCAAAGGCTTCATTCATTGCAGCATCAAATTGCGGCTTAACATATTGCGCCGTTGGATTCCTTGAAACTGCCTTATCCAAGCCTTGCGAATAGTTGTATGCGTGCTGCAACAACGGGCGCAGTTGTTCCATCGACGATCTAATAGCCGTTGGATTTCGTTCTGCACTAGCTATTGATTTTTGTACCGCTGCAAGATCAGCAGCAAACTTATTGCCAAGCGCGGCATTTTTGTTCAATGCCAAATCTTCAATAGTTTTGCTGATAATGTCTCTAGCAGATGCGGCTAATTCTGCTGCATTGTTTCCTGAGACTGAACCTAGTACCGATTGAATGCCTTGCTGTGCCTCTGAAAACTTACCCGTTGCCGCTAATGGCAAATACTTTAGAACTGTGTCAATGTTGTTTAATGCAACTTTTGCAGGTTGTGCTGCCGCCCTTGCATCAATAATTTGTTGTTGATAAACCTTTCCCGTTTCAAGCGATTCACTTTGCGGAATGGTTGGAGTAATTGGCCCAGTTGGGGTAGTTGCGCTGGGTTGCACATCACGAAAACCTGTGGTTCTTCCTAACGCATCTCTTACTATCACTTGCGGCAAATTTGTGATTGGGTTAACCCCGCCAGTTGGCGTTTCTAAAGCTGTCGGCGGCACAGTCATTGTGCTTGCTGGGCCTGCTGGTGTACCCGGCGGCGTGACAGCAAGAAACGGACTTCCCATTGTCATAGGCACAGACGTTGCGCCAAGATTTTGCATAGCTGCCGATGGGAACGTTTTTTCTATTTGCGCTTCCGCAGTTAACGCATTAAGTGAATGCCTTGCTAACCATGCTTTTAGGTCTGCCGTCGTTCCTGTTTTTGGCACTTCAGATCGTGCCTGTGCAATAACTTGATCGTTCCCGCCTGCATTTCTAATGGTTTTAACCAAAAAATCATCTATATCTTCCGCATTTAATTGAGGACGATTTAATAGCTTCAACGATTCACGAGCAAAATTTCCTTGATGTTCGTGCATCAATTTTAATTGCGCGGAATTAGCTTGCGATTGTGCGGTGCTTGAAGTTGCCTCACTTGCTTTGACTTCAAACGGCAGCGTTTGCCTTGCTTTTGAAACAGCTAAATTCTTTGCTTCCACTTCCAAAGGATTTATCTGCTGCGCTTGCTGAAGTTGTAAACGTGCAGCTTCAAGCTGGATCGGGTTCATCTCCCGCGCTTGCTGATAGCTTTGCAAACCCGATGCTGCGTTAACCATATCGGCAAGATTGTTTTTAGGCGGCTGTACGCCTAGCGGTATGTTTGTGTTAAATCCAAAATCTGCCATGATTTATCCTTAACCTGTTTTCAGTTGCAAGCCTGTGCCGCCATTGCTCCAATCGCTAGGAAGCCCGGAAAGTCCACCAGCAGCACCGACAGCGCTTTGATTTGTAATTGTTTGTCCTTGCGGCGTAACCGCAGGTTTATACATCAGCGACGCTAACGTAGCGTTATTGGCAATGTTGCTGCCCGCATTACTGTAAGCATTGGCAGCGCCGATCAAGCCTGACCCTGTAGCTGCTGCACCACCTACGCCAAGACTAGACAAGTTATTTGCTAGGTTAGAACCTGCTGCATTAACCGCGCTTTGTGCAGTCTGTCCGATTCCTGCTATACCAGCAAGACGGTTGTAAATGTTTGATTGATTATTTGTAAAATTAGTAAATGCATTTTGATACGCATTGTTTGCGTAATCTTGCGTGAACTGGTTAAGCCCTTGCAAAGCATTGCCACCAACAAGACCGCCAGCTAGGTTTGCTCTAGCCGCGTTAATGTCTTGACCTTGCTTAAGCATGAAGTCATAGTTAGGTGCTAATCCTTCTTGCAAATCTTGAGCACCAAACTGTTTTGTCAGATACGGCATCATGTCCGAAATCTGACTAACACCTTTGTAGCCTAATTCACGTTGTGGGCGCTGTTGCTCGTTGATAAGGTTGAACTCTTCTTGCTGAATGCGTTGAGCATTAGCAGCAGCATCTGCTTGCTGTTGTGCTGCTTGTTTAGCTGCATCAGCTTGCTTTGATCCTGTGTAAGCGTTTAACGCAGCGCTACCACCAATAACAGCAGCAGTTACCCATGTCATGATATTAGTCCTTGTTTAATCTGATTTCGTGCGTCATACAGCGCCATTACGTCCGGCTCAATAATTTCGGCTTCGATCTCATCCAAATCGGTCTTATCGGTTTGATGAATCGTGATGCCAATAGAATCTTGGACTGCATACGTCACGCGCTTTGTGCCGGGTTGCGATTCCACTACATCGCCCGCCTTTAATGTAACCATGCCTTTTTCTGACCAAGCAATTATTTCTCCAGCAGCACACAGAAAGATATGCGCCTTCTTATGAACCTTGCCGACAATCGTCGTGCCAGCCGGACGGAATACGCGACGGCAATACATCCCGCCCGCAAAGTAATGATCCGTTTGCAGTTCAACCTGCGGCATTTTGACCATCTCTGCTTGCAGGTGGTCTATCTGCTCACGGCTTGGCGTTTCGCTAATGATTAGGTTCATTGGTTGTAGTACGGCACTTTGAACTGCTGACCGTTAACCGTGACGTTCATAAAGCCCGCAGGCTTGCTAGGCAACACAGCATTGCCGGGTTTTGCGCTGATCGAACTAGAGAAGTTCAACAGGTTGATAAAGAATTGCTGCCACGCCCTCGTTGGACGATTGGTATTTGCTTCAAGGAATTCAGACTGCGGATAAGGCTGTGTCTGTGAGGTAGGTAGCATTAGCTTTCCCCTGACGTAGCTTTGATGTTTGCAGAGACAATTACGCAGTTAATAGGATCAGTCATTACCACTTCAAAAATACGATCCCGCGCTGTGCCTAGCCTGCGCCATATCGCACGATTTTTGTATTTGCCGATCTGACCAATAGTTGTCCAATGCTCATTCGACCACGTAGAGCCGCCATCGTTAGACCATCTCAACATAGCCTGCGGATCGTCGCCTTGACCTGTAGAAACGCCGACACCGGGCTGGAACTGAATCTGCAACTCGTCGAAATACTGGCGCTGAAAGTCAGAGACTAGATGTGGGCATCGTCTTAGGCGACGCACCTGCTGACCATCATCCGTATAAACACCGTTTTTCAATGCGTAAATCTTGCCGTTTTCATAGTCACCGACAAGGGTAGAACTTTGAAAAAATGCAGCGCAATTTCCGCGATGCCTTTGGTATTCGTTGGTATTTGTGCAATACAACCACTTGAACCATAGTCCAGTCGTTGAATCATAAGCCCACGTAAGCTGCAAAGTTGGAAACGAAATTACATAGACTTCGTGGCCTTCTAGCTGATACGACCACGCCACAGCGTCGCTAATGACTTGACCTTCTAATGTGTTCTCTACTGCGTGTGTGCTAATTCGTTGCGGCAAATAGCCATTCATCTGCACAATCGTTGCATCGCCACGGTTGTTTTTCGAGATGTAAGCAAACGAATTGCCAAGCCTAGCAATAGAGAATTTCGCTGCTATGCCGTGTTGCGTAGACGTTCCCGGTATGCGCTGCAAAGGAAAGGGAAACGTACCTGAGTCAATCCATGTCTCGCTAGAGACTTCGCCCAGCAGATAAACTTCTCGATGGTCAACCATGACAGCCACTAGATTGTCAGGTGATCCGTCTTTGCTTGAGAATGACAGCGCTAGAGAGAATGGCGATAGTGCAGACGTAGCGCCAAACTGTTGCGTGTTCGGACGGTTATAGATGATGTAGTTATCTAGGATGTCTACCGAGGTTGCGCCTGAGAATGCGCCATCTGTTGCAGGCAGCACCGTGAAGTTCAGCGCATACATAGTCTCGCTAGAGATCGTCTGCGACGGACTGACACTGTACGTACCTGTTCCGCCCGTACCTGTGCCCAAAGCCGTGATAATGGTGTTAGCAGTAATTCCCGTACCTTGGATGGTCTGACCCGGATACAACGTTCCCGAAGTCGCTGTCACGTTCAGAGAGTAGTTAGCCATTGTGACCGTACCCGTACCTGACGCACCAGTTCCGCCCAATGTGTCGGCAATCGTGAACGTCGCGGTCGTGCTGTAGCCAGTGCCGGGGTTGGTGATCGTCACCGCAGTAATGACACCTGCCACAGCAGTCACTGTCCCCGTAGCTGCCACACCACCCGAGGGCGTGTTAAAGGTGATGATCGGGTTGGAGTAGTTAGACCCGCCATTAGTCACAGCAAACGACTGCACACCGCTGCCGATTGAGGCAGTCATCACAGAGGCTACAGCCGCCGAGTTCATGGTGCTGGATGCGACAGTCTGCGAGATATTGATGGTGTACGTACCCACCCCGCCCGAACCTGTGCCTAGCGCTGTGATTACGGTTTCCGCAGTTACACCTATCCCAAACAGTTGCTGACCCGTCGTAATCGTTCCGCTGTTCATCAGGGTGACGGTTAAGGTCGTTCCTGAGACTGATCCTACAAACTGTGCGCCTAATGGCGTGGAAATTCTCCACGTGTAGCGATACGTTCCATCTACGATGTACGCATTCAGCCCGTTGTCAGTAATGCCGACACGACCGGAGGACGAATTAAGCTGCCCGATAATGGTCGGGACGTAAGTCGAATCCATCGAGTAGACATAAGGGCCACACACCGCCAACAGGATTGAGCCACCTGACAGGGTACGCATCCCCCTGACTTCCTGCTGGTTTCGCAACACAATCTGCGAGACTAGCCCCGGCGTGGGGTACAGAGCCACTACACCGCGCTCACCTTGTGCTTTGGTAGGGTCTACTTCGGGATACCAGTTAATGCACTCCTGTGCATCTTGGTAGATGCTAGGCGCTTCGTAACTAGCCCCTACGAATCCGAAATCCGGCATTTCTTACCTCATAAACCCGCCGCTAAGAATCCAGCCCGCATCCTTCATCTTGCCAACTAGGAGGGAATCGGGGTATCTAGCAGCTTGGGTCGGTCGCATATTCGTGCGTTTGATCGTCGCTTTGCCCTGTGCGGCATAAGCATTAATCATCGTGATTTGAGTCGTTGAGGCTTTGCCGTACATTGGCATAAGACGCTCTGCTAAACACCACCGCAGCGCCATGCTGTAGCCTTGCGGCAGCGCGATAGAGTCATACATTGTCTGATAGCGGGCAAACACCGTATCCGCAAACAGGTGCATTTCGCCCTGTGCAGGGTTAGGCCATACGTAGATCGTGCCTAGCTGTTCGCCGGGCATATAGTAAAGCGCTTTAGGCCACGGCCCGTTGAGGCTTTTCAGTCCAATTTGCTCGTATTCTTCGACGTTCAAAACGCCAACAGGATAGTCAAGTCCACCGTTATAAATGGGCACACCGTTGCTAGTGGTAGTGACACGGACGAAAGCAGAATTGATTGCTAGAGGACGCTGGTAATAAGCCGATAGCGTGGTGCTGGCGACAGTTTGCGGCACGTTGACTGTGTACGTACCAGCCTCGTTGATGTTGCCGCCTGCGCCTGAATTAAAACCTGTGATGGTTGTTCCCGCCGTAACCCCTGTACCACTCAGAGTCTGCCCAATAGCCACCGCACCGGCAGATATAGATGTGATCGTCAGAGTAGTCCCTGAGATTGAGCCAATGAACGTCGCGCCAATCTGACCACCCGGCCCGATGGTGTATTGGATTTGATTCTGCACTACAGGAAAGATGATCTCGGTCTTGTAAAACACCATCATTTGCTCGTTTGACCATTGATCCACTAGGTCGTTGAGCATATCGAATGCGTCCTGCGCGGCATCCGCTGTCGGCGTTTCGCCTGCTTCTAGCGCACCTATGTCCTTCAAGGCGCGGCTAATAATGTCAATCGGTTGAGCCATTTTCAGTCCTTAAACGGCGTGAAAGCAGTCTTTAGCCACGGCAGCACAGGTTTTTCCTTGTTCAGCGCTAAAAGCTGGCTTTCTAAGTTGCTGCTGATTGCGCCTTTTGATCCTTGTTCGATCCACGAAATGATATCTGTTTGCCGCACTTTATGATAGGGAAGAATTGCCACCGGATCAGGAAACTTCCAATGTCCCTCGCTTTGCACCACCTGTTCATAGCCCCTAGCCGTCACCCGGTAATGGGCGCTAGTGATAACGCTGTCGGTTTCCTCGACACTAAGAATCTGCCATTGCAAGTTAACCATCAATCGCGCTCATAATTTCATCAATAGTTTCTTGGACTTCCCACGAGTTGCCGTTCATTCCAAAGGCTACGGAAACTTTTGTACCATCTTCCTGAGTGTTCTCAAAGAAAGACATAATCATTTCGGTATTTATAATCAGATTCTCACCAATACGACCTTTGGTTGCATTCGTCAGCTTGATGAGTTTCATACCTGATCCCATGATTGAGTGGCTTCGTTCCACGAATATTGCTTATCGTCCGTTGGCATAGGCACAGGCGCACCCCACAAACAGCTATCTTCTTTCAGCATCCAAGACGGAAACGGTTGCGGAGGAATGAAAGCATCCCGTTGCGCGTCGTAGGTGTAGTCGATGCCCGCGTAATTCTTGCGGAATGGCGTACCGCCGAGAGCATGAACACCGCCGTGGGTGTTGTAGCTGGTCTGCTTGTAAACGTCGCCGGTGCGGGCAGTTAGTTCTGCCTCTTTGCCGTCATCTTCGTCACGACCTACGGTAACGAAAGTTACGACATTGTTTGAGTCAAGTTTTGCAAAATGCGCCATGATTTTCCTTAAGCAAACGATACGGTTTCGCTAGTTGTCGATGTAGCGGTCACAGTATAAATTTTGAACCCGCCGCTGGTCGTGGAAGTCTGCGTTACGCCGCCGGAGAAGGTTGCAGTGTAAGTGTCAGGAATTTTGATGATGACTACGCCGCTGCCGCCCGTTCCTCCAGTTGTAACCCTTCCCGCGCCACCACCGCCGCCGGTGTTAGCAGTTCCGGCAGTACCAGTTCCCGTTCCGCTACCTGCGCCGCCGCCGCCGCTTCCTCCAGCATAGCCCGTCGGTAAGTTATCGCTTGCCCCGCCTCCCCCTCCGGCCCTTGTTACCGACGAGCCGGTGATGCTTGACGCAACGCCATTCCCGCCAACTCCACTACCGCCACCATTTCCTACTTGACCAGCGCCGCCGCCGCCGCCGCCAGCAGATAAGGTAATGTTTCCAAAACCCGCCCCGCCTGCATAGCCTTGATTTGTCGTGGCAGTACCTCCTGTGCCGTTGCTAGTTCCAACGCCACCGCCACCGCCGCCCGAGCCACCTGTGCCGCCATTGGTTCCTATAGAGCCGTTATAGCACCCTCCATAGCCGCCGCCGGTTGAAGTAATACTGCTAAAAACTGAATTTGATCCTTGACTGCCGTTTGCATTTGAGCCGCCGCCTGCACCTCCTGCACCAACAGTAATAGTGTATGCAGTGCCAATAGCAATGCTAGAGGCTGATTCAGCCGATGCGCCACCGCCGCTAGTGCCAGCGCTAGTGCGATAGCCACCCGCGCCGCCGCCTGCTGGCCCGCCGTTTCCACCGCCACCGCCTCCACCACCTGCAATGACAAGGAAATCGGCAGATATTACCGCAGCACCACCGACTAGGAAAAAGTTTTTAGCTGCAAACATTAAGGTGTATATCCCTGTGCAATCGAACCGTACCAGTTCGTTCCATCGCTGATAAACGTCAGAATGTCCATCTTGCCCGCCGTGGCGGTAATCGTAGGCGCACCGCTTGTGCCCCACTTCACGCTAGTAAACGTTGCAGTGCCGTTGCCTGTAGATGCAGCTTGCTTTAGCAACAGCACAAAAGACTTGCCAGCAGTTGCAGTCGGCATCGTAAATACGCAAGCAGTCGAAGCCGTCAGGGTTGCAGTTTGAACCGTACCGTTAGTCAGTGACAGAGTGTTCGTAGTCGTTACCGTACCAACCGCAACAACGCTTTCGACGTAGTTAGTCACGGTCGGGTTGTTGATGATCGGGCTAGTCAGTCCTGTAACCGTCAAATAACCAGTCGAGGGATTGAAACTCAACCGCGTGGAACTGGTGTTTTCAGCCGAAATCGTGCCGCTAGTCGCGCTGGTAAACAGCGGATAGCGCGTTGCATTGGTAGTCGTGTCGTCGGTGATCGTTATCGCAGTTGAGGGTGCTGCCCATACTGGCGTACCTGCACCGGCAGACTGCAAGAATTGTCCCGAAGTACCCGCAGCGGTAAACGCATAGGCAGTACCGCTGCCGTAAGCCACCGCACCTGCTGTCGGCGTAGCAGTTCCCGCCGTACCACCAAGGTTTACAGCAACAGGGTTGGTCAGGCTGATAGCCGAACCGACAATCGTGATACCAGTTCCTGCGGTATACGATGCACCGCCTGAGAATTGCGACCAGTTTATCGCGGTGACACCGATAGTCCCACCAGCGTTAGCCGTACACACCCACCCCGTATCGCCTTGACTGCTGCCTTGCTCTATGAACGTAAACGCGCCGGGAACTTCCGACCACGTATCCATATCGGTCGAGCGTGTCCACGCACCACTTGCCACAACATAGATGCCGTTTTCTGATGCAGTGCTTTGATTCTTGACTAGACACCTATCGCCAGCAATCAGCGCGATACCATCAATCGTTTGCGTACCTGACAGCGTGATGTTGACAGTCGTTCCAGCAATACACGAACCCTTAACGTCAAGACCTGTCACCAACGCATCGACATAGCTTTTATTTACTATGTCATTACCCGTTGCAGGCGTAGTCGAGATCGTGCCCGTAGTGGTATCGATGTTGGTAAACACGCCGGTTGAAGGCGTTGTAGCGCCAATCGTTGCGCCGTTAATCGTGCCGCTAGTAATAGATGCAACACCACTAGCACCAACGGTGAAGTACGTGCCAGCAGGCCCGACGAAGGTTACAAAGCCTTGCGTGTCGGTGAATATGCCTTGCACAGGGACGATATTAATCGTCGATGTATTTGCTGTTTGATTCGTTAGTGTCTGAGACATGACGACCCCTAGTCGGCTTGGGCGGCGGCAATGTAGAGAGTATTCGTGCCGGAACTGATAGCCTTAAGATAGAACGGTGCTTTCGGTGCTGCAATCAACAGCGGGTAGTTCATCGCTGCGGGCAGAATGTAGCTGGTGCTGCCATTGCCGGTCGAAGGAATTGCAGGAGTTGCTACGGTGCTGCTGTTCGACAATTCAACAGCCGCGATACCAGTTCCGGTATTGAGCAGTTGAACGTAATTGGTTTGGTCGTTCGTTGTTGCGCTGACTAGCAAAGCGGTACTAGCCGAGGTAGTAAGGTCTAGCGCAAACGTCTTGCCGCTGACCCGAATAACTGAGGTATTGACCATTTTTCAACCTTTCTAAAGAAAGAAAGCCGACCCTTTTGGAATCGGCTTTCCCTTTTCTTCGTTACTAATTAAAACTCCGAGAAGTCATAGCCGTAGACGAAGATGTCTACAGTACCACCGGCGACGGCAGTACCTACTTTGACATACAGAGTTTGCGCCGAAAGGTTGGCGTTTTTAGTAGCAGACACCACGGTCGAGTTAGTCACATACGCGGAACTGGTGTTGCTAGTCAGTGCTGCGTTAGTGACAATCTCAGTGCCCGTACCTGCTGGGCCAGTCCAAATCGCCAAGTAACCAGCGCTAACGTCTTTGTTGGCGTTGGTAATGGCTACGTTGGTGACTGCGTAGGAAGTCGTATTGTTGATTTGCAGGGTAACAGTTGCATCGCCAGTGAACGAGAGAGGTACAGCGCTCGCAGAGGCAAGCAGACGGATCGCCTGATTGGTCGCCAAATTCGACGGGTGAATAGTAGTTGCTGATGCTGGGCCGGGATTAGACATTTGTCGTTTCCTTTTCTGTGTGAGTTATTAAGCTGCGACGCGGCAGGCGAGTTCCGGGTACAGCGGGGCCCAGCCATACAGCACATCAAGGCGAGTCGGGATCGAGTCGTTGTTGATGGTGTATTGACGGACAACGCGGATGCTCATGCCCAGTTCTTTGTCGCTTGCACGACCAGCGAAATGCACGCCTTCGGGCAGTTCAAGATCAGCCATCGCAACCGTGAAGGCATTGCGGTGCATGATGATGTTCTGCGGCGAGACTACGCCGGTTTGGTTGAACGGAGTAACAACAGCGGTAGCCGAGGTCGAAGCCACGTTCACGTTTTGGAACTGACCAGCAGTAATAACAGCCGGGGAAACAGTCACAGAGGTCGTGCCGCTGGTAGCGACGGTTACATCGGCAGTCACCACGAAGTTACGCAGTTTGTTCGAGCCGTAGGCTTGACGGTTCTGCGGGTTCACAGCGTAGACGTTAGCGATCTGAATCACATCGCCTTGCTTGAGGCCAGCGGTCGCGGTCGTAGCAGTCAGGGCGATGGTTGAGGTCGAAGCCCAGCCAGTCGTCAGGAAGCCCGTAGCGGTCGTGGTAGCGCAAGCCAAAGTAGCGGTCGAGTACGAACCAAACGTCTGATTGACCACGTTCTGATCCATCTTCCACTTCATACCGGCAGAGTCAGTTCCCATCAAACCCTTCTCATACTGAGAAGTGATTTTAGCCGACGGCATGAACAGACCTTTAAGGCTGTCCACGATGGTCGCGGAGGTAAACGGCTCAACGATGCACGAACGACGACCGTCACGCGGTGCGCCTTCGCTGTCGAGGTACGCAGCGCCAGTCAGGTAGGTAATCAGGCCAGTCGGAGGAGTTCCGGCAGTACCAACGATGTTCGCGGTATTGTTCTTCGCCATGACCAGACCATCGCGGTCGATCTTGTTGGCAATCGCAGCAATCGCGGGCTTCAGCACACGATCCGAGAACATATCCAACGACAGCGCCAAGTCTTGCGTGGTGAACTGGGTATCGACGTGGAACTGGGTGGACAGGGTGACAGGAACGCTGGTTTCGTTGAAATCTTCAACGTTCAGCGCAGGGCCGGTCGTACCAATGAAGCGACCCGGACGGCGAACGTTAACGGTGTTACCAATCTTCGCGCCAACAACGGCGAATTGATCATCATAGTTACGGTCAACTTCACCCGTGAAGGTGAGTTCGTTTTCCAAGACCATCAAGGCCTCGTTAGTGATCTTACTAATAGTCAACAGATTGTTTGACATGATTTGTCCTTAAATAATGAGAATGGAATCAGCGGATTTTTCCGGCCTTGCGTGCGGCTCGCCATTGGGCATAAGTACCGTGGAATTCCCCGTTACTGTCTAGCTTGTTGTCCAATGTTGACCCCATCGCCTTGATCGGTTTAATCGGTGCAGGTGCTTTTGACACCGACACAGGTTTTACTGTTCCGGTAGGCGCTTCTAACTTCGCCTCCAGTCTCCCAATCTCGCGCAGCGCATTGATCGTTGACAGCTTCGCCAACTTCTCCCCTACTTCGGGGTTCTCGGCAAGGTGATATAGGATTCTTGGCCCTATGTCACTTTCAAGGATG